CAAATGTTTCTATTTCAGAGAACAATATAGATTCATCTCTTTTATTAAAGAATTGAGATTTTATGAAAGGTAAAGCCTTTCTTGTAAAGTCTTCATTGAAAAATAGATTACGAAGTATCGTTGTTTCTATTCTTTCAGAATTATTTAAGGTCAAGTTTTCCATCTGCTATTTGTTTCTCTAAAAGTTCTACTAAAATGTCGCCAACAAAATTTACAAACTCTTGGCTTTCTGTGTCTATGTCATTAGGATTTTTTAAAATGGTGTAATCAAACTTCATTGGTAATTCACCACTTTCATTAGGTTCTTTTGCAAAACCTACTGTACCAAAATTAAAAATAACATCTTTGTATTTTTCTTCTACAATTTTTATAGATGATTGGTCAGCACCATCTTTTTGTGCAAACACATACTTATTCTTCGCCATAACTAAATTTCTTTTTCACATATTCATTTATTTTATCAAGTATATCTTTAGTGAAATACTTTTCAGGTTCACTATTGATAGTTTTTGCATACTGTTTACTGCCATCTGGCAATTCAATACGAGTAGATACTTTTTTAATAACACCAGCCTCTTCAGCTAAATCTAATATACCATAAAACTTATCAAGACCATGTTTATATGTTAATCTTACATCTACTTGTGCATTTTCTTTTGTGATTCTTGATTTGTAATTTTTACAATGTATAATATTACCAATTACTTCTGTACCATCTTTTTCTTTTTTCTTACCAAGATAGACAATACTTGAAGCTGCATATTTAAGACCAGAACCACCACCCATTTCTTTTTGTGGGAACATAGAACCAATGACATCATATGTATGATTAGTCATAATCATTGGCACATTTGCCTGACCTAATTTTAAAGTTAAAACTCTAAATGCTGATTTAACAATTTGACTTCTAGTCATATCTCTAGTTTCTTTACCTTCTGCTGTATCTTCCATTTCTTTTGTTGTTGATAACATACCAAGAGAATCAAGAACAAACATTAAAGGTTGTCTATTGTCTTTATCTTGTTCTAAGTATTTGTCTAGTATTCTAATTGCTTGTGTTCTAAACTCTTGTACTGTAGCAACAGGTACAACCACAACTCTGCTGGCATCCATACCTCTACCTTCTACCATTTCTTTTGATATGGCATTTTCAGATTCAAAATAAACAACACCAGCATTTGGGTCTTTATCTAAGAAACTTTTACATATACCTAATGCAAAGAAAGTTTTACCTGTAGCAGCTTCACCTGCTATTGCTGTGATACGATTACCAGGAAGGCCACCGTAAATATCACCTGATAGTAATGCATTGAAGGTGTATGAACCTGTATCAATGAAACTATCTATATCTGCACCAGCAACACCATCACTTACAAGTGTGGCATACTCATTGCCGGTTTGTTTTATAACATCTTTTAAAAAGTCATTCATAATTAATTACCTCAATATAAAAATGATTATACACCATTTATCTAATGATGTCAATGTTGGTTTGGTTTGTCCAGACTTCTATTTCCTTTCTCAGTCTGTTGTCTGATTTTAGACTTTCATATCTTTTGGTGGCTTTCTTTTTCCACCATTTGATAAGTTCTTCAACTTCATATCTATCGTAATTTTCTTCTTTGATAATTTCATCAGTTTTGCCATTTACGATATCTATATAGTTTTTGATACCATAGTTAGATACATAATATCTTTTTCTTTCTGTAAGTTTTTTAGCACTTTCTATAGTATTTCTAAAATTCTCTAAATCTGTTCCGTCTAAAGACCTTTTTACTAGGCCTTGTATTGCTGACATTAGTTTTAACTTTTTACTTGAAGCGTCTCTTGGTACTAATTCACCAACTCTATTTTCAACATACTCAACAAGTTTTGTCCATTTATCACCGTGCATTAGTGGTACAAAATCACTATCACTTAAACCTCTATTCTTTAGAAAAGGTTTCATACCATCATATTGACTTGTTGATTTACTACTACCATACAAACTTGTTGTTTCAAAATAAACTAAATTCATATCATATTTTTCATTCATTCTTTTTCTGACCCAATGACTGCAACATAAGGCAGCCAACAATTTACCACCAAGATAATTAAAACCAAAAGGTTGTGCTGGCACAATGACAAAACCCATAATTGCTGTTTTGTTAAATGATGATAACTCAGGAACATTTCCTAATAAATCATTTCTAGGTTTCATATTAATTACAGGAGAAGCAAGTCTAATAAAACCTAACCATTTACCTGTATTTGTTTCTTTAATACCTAATTTTAAATTTTTACCAGGTACACTTGTCATATTTGTATGACTTGAAATTATATTCAAACACGAATCAAATGTTTTATTATCTGGTTCTTCTATTACAATATTCATATCTTCAGGAGACATATTAAAATCAGAAAATAAATCTGTATCAAATCCCATACCAGGCAAAGCAGTAGGCATATGTTTTATTTGTTCAAGTTTTTGTTCTAACATATATTCATCAACTCTACTAAAATTTTTAAAGTAATCTGATATAGTATTTGCACAATGTAGTGCTTCTTTTCTTTCTAATGTTTTCATCCGAAAAAACTCTCCAAACTAGCTTGTTCTTCAGCATTCCAATTAATGGTTTCTAATATAAATTCCATAGGTGCCAAGAATGTTTTTTGAAATTGCACTTCATAATCTACAAATTTATTTAGATTAAATTCTGGTGGTAATTTTGTAACATAACTAATCACATCAAATTTAAATGGATTTGCTTCAACAAGTTTTACAAATTTAATCTTATCACCTTCTTGAATATAAGGATACTTGTTTTGTAATTTAAACTTTTCAATATTGTAATTATATATCAATGCACCTTTTACATGTATTGGTGTACCTTTCTTAAATATGTTTGATGAATCTTTATATTTTCTTAGATTATTACAAGACCTAGGAAAAGATATTTGTTCAGGTATCATATTATAAAAATCTGTTCTAAACTCTTTTATATATTGTTGCAATTCTTTTTCACCTTTAGACATAATAATATTAATTGCTTCTTTAATTCTACTTCTACATACTTGTGGTGTAGATGATTTAACAGCCTCAATACCCATAAGTTTTAATTTAGGTTTTGACAATCTAACACCTTCATCATCTAAAACATTTAACATATATCTTTTCTTTGCAACCCATATACCTTTGTTTGCAATAACTTCTCGTTTCATTACCATACAATTTTTAAATGCATTAGTATAATCAGATAGTTCATCAAAACATTTTTCTATAAATGGTTCTAATTTGTTTATACAAACTTTTTCTAAGAAGTCAATTATTTCTTGTGTTGATTTATCTTTACAAGTTTTTTCTACTAACATACCTAAGTTTACATAGATAGAATCAGTATCAGAGGCAACAATATAATCTTTTTCACCATGTGTTTGTAATACTTGATTTAAATATTCATTCATTTTGTTTTCTATAAATCTAATAATAAATTGACCAGCTGTTGTGATAGCACTTGCCTGTCTTACATCATAATATCTAAAGTATTGATTACCTACTGCACCATAAGCTGAGTTTAATGCAATCTTTCTTGCCCATTGTATATTATGACATCTAGAAATTTCTTTTACTAAATCAGGATTCTTTGTTTTCTCATATTCTTTTTTTGCTTTCAACATTCGTTTTTTATAGATAACACGCTCATTGTACATTGTCTCCATCATTTCAGGTAAAAACCCTTGATTATCACTTTTGAACATTGCACCGTTTGGTGTTATACATGCACCTTCTGTTTTTAAATGGCCCAATTTAGATTTACCATATAGAAAATTATTTACAGAAATACCATTTGATTTGACACCAATAATTTTTTCTGGTGATATATTATATTGTATAATGATATGTGGATATAGTGAGTTAATATCAAACGACACAACCCAATCATGCATACCTGTTATTGGTTCTTTTACATATGCACCTTCATATTTTGTTTCTTTTGCATGTTCTTCTCTTGGTGGTACACATATGTTTTTCTTTAACAAATGATTTGCAATCAATGTATCCCAAACTCTTACTTGTGAAAAGATATCATCATAATTAACTTTTGATTCATATGCAACAGTCAATGCTAAATCAATAAGACCTAATTTGTCCTCTAGCTTATCTACAATCTCAACATCTTGTATGTTATAATCTACAAACTTTTGAAAATCTTTTTCATAAAATTCTTTGAATGTATCAAATGGGTTTTCATTTTTGTTTTCACCAAGTTCAACTTCACCAATATGGTCTAGTTTATAACTTTCTTGTCTTGTTGGTATAAACCATTTGTATAAGTCAAGATAATCTAACATTACAATACCAAATAATGTATAGACTGTTTGTGGTCGGCCTCTTACAGATATTTCTTCTTGTCTAATAAGATTCCAAGGAGACATCTTGTTTGCAACTTTATCACCAGCCAACATTTTAATTCTATTCATCAAATATGGTAAATCAAAAAACTTTGTATTCCAACCTGTAATAACATCTGGATAGTTTGACTTCCAGAATTTAATAAATTCAAATAACAATTGATTTTCATCTTCACAATCAATATAAGTTACATCTTCTCTGTCTGTATGATATTGACCAACACCCCATGTTAAGATTTGTTTGTTAGATTGATTCTTAACGGTGATACAAATTAATTGTTCTTGTGGATTTTCTACATCAGGAAAACCATTTTCACAAGTTGTTTCAATATCAAGGGTAAATATTTTAATAAATTCTTTTGACCATTCTATTTGGTCTGGCCATTGTTCGTTAATATATTGATAATGATATCTTTCTAAACCAAAGATAGGTGAGTTTGCTGTTGCAACTTCTTTTCTAAATTTCATAGCGTCACCAATAGAATTAAAAGTTATTGGTTTTAAGTTCTGGCCTTGTAAGGTTTTGAATTTAGAATCTTCTCTTGTCAAAGAGTATAGAGTAGGACTGAAATCAATCTTTTCTATGACTTCTCTGTTAGTGTCATTTGTTTGTTCAAATCTTCTAACAAGAAGTTTGCCTTTGTGTTGTATTACATTCTTATAAAAGTTCATCATCTAGTAAGTGTATTATAATCCCATTTAGTTCATTTGTCAAGTGTATTTGACAGGCTAATCTACTTTTCTTTATGTCATAATCATTTTTCATTTCAAGTAAATCTCTTTCTGTAGTTTTTTCATCTATTGGTGTTACTTTATCTAACCATGAATCATC